GTTTTGGTACGCATCCAGATTGAGCGAGCGATAGCGCCCGTTTAAACCGATGTTGCGAATGGTGCCATTCTCAACGCGGTTGACTTGTTCATCAAGTTCCGCTAGGTGCACTGGTACACAGAATCGGTTGTTTAAACGCGACTTTGCGACAAGCGCTCCGATGGTGTCGTGGGCGAGGTTCCAGTTCCAAACAAGGTTAGCGAGTCCGCTTAGACCGTATTCATCCGCGCCTAGATGGACATGAAGCCCGCACTGCTTATTCACCGTTGCGCCCGCAACCCGTAGGGCGCGGGTAGCGGTTCGGGCTTGAATCAAGTCCGATGCACCGAGGATTGGCGAGACTGCTTCCGCGCTGACATGGCGGGTGCCGTCTGGCTTAACGCTCCAACCGAGATTGGCGCGGTTAAGCACTGCCTGAGCGGTTGGGATGGATATGTCGCTGACTTCGATTTCGATGCCGAAGGTTGTCATGATTTTTTCTCCAGTCGTTTAAACGGGTTAGTTGGATTCGGTGAAGGATTGGCTACATGCAGGGCAGATTGGAGCGCCAAAGGCGTTAAGCGTGGAGCGCGAAACGCGAGCGATATACCCGCAAGGGTTACAAGCCACCTTGATTAAACGGGTGGACTGCTTCGCAACTGGTGGAAGTTCAATCTGAGCGTGGGGATACGCGGGAAGATTGGACACGATTGCATAAGCCCATGCAGGGGTATCGCTAAGGTTTAAACGCAAGGCGCGTAGTGCGTTGCGATACGAAGCGCCCCGCTTGTAGTCACCAGTCGCAACCGACACCAGAAGCGGAAGGATTGCCTTCGCCACTTCATGCTTGTCGGATAGTTCGGGAGTCACGAAGACTTCCGCGTTGAAGTCTTGCGATGCGGTTGGTGGCACTAGGGAAGCGAGCACCTTGTTGCGCTTGCCTTGGGTTGCAGGGAATCCGCATGAAAGTTTCACCGATGTCTCTTCTTCGGTGTAATCAATGCGGGTTGATATTTCGGCAAGGGTTCGGCTTGCCAGTATTGCGAGCCATTCTTCGCGGTTCATGTTGAGCCTTCCAGTCGGTGCCACCTTCGGTGGCGAGTGTGCTCATTGTAGCCGATTTAAACACCAGTCAAGATACGCCACTAACTTCTCAAATAGTGAGACAGGCAAAGGGTGTGATAAGGGTCATAGAACATCTGTTCTAATCCATTGAGCGTGCATGCGGGGCGCGGGGCGATGCTTGCACAAGGTGGCGCGACTGGTAAGGAGGGAGTAAGCGACACCGCGCCCGCTAGCCCTTGCCCTTGCCAGTGCTTGCATGCCTATGCCCTGCAAAGTGCAGAGTGATTGCATGCAAAAGCCTTGCAAGCGGGTGCGTGAGCACCCCAGGTTTGTTAAAATGCGCTGGCACGCTTGTGTATATCTCTACCTACATAAGTTTGCTAGGATTCGTATGTGCCTTCTGACCTGCACTTTTGCTATATCCAAGGGATGTGACCAAAAACACACACCCTACGGTGTCCAAAAACACCCTTCTGGACACCTATAGTATAGTGAGGAGGCGAAATAATCGGAGCCTCCTCTGCTAGCAAGCAGCGACCCCAAGGGTCGCCCCCTATAAGAAGCCCTAACCTTCGGGCTTCGTTAGGACTACGCCCTTCGGTTAGGAGCAAAGCCCAAGGCTCCCATAAGCCCGCCTTGGTATAACCTATGGAAAGAAAACGAACTACCGCTGCTTCGCACAAAAGCGATGCCATCAAGAAGCAAGTCATAGATTTCTTGATGCAGGGATACTCTGTCCAGCGTGCCATGGATGCCGTAGGCAGAAGTATCAAGACTTACGAGTACTATCGAAAGACTGACTCAGACTTCGCCACTGCCTGCGACAAAGTGCGGTCCATGACCGCCAGAGGTGAGATTGGCGGGGCACGAGGGGAAGTACCACCCTTCCCTGAGTTCTCAGAAAAGTACCTCGGTACCCGCGTATTTAAACACCAAGAGCATTGGATTGACTTACTGGAGGGTAGGACACCCCAAGATGTCCACCCTGCCATAGCCTACGAACAAGGCTCACCCGACTTGCTCATTGTCAACACCCCACCTGAGCACGCCAAGTCAACGACCATTACGGTCAACTACGCCGTCTATCGGATTTGCCAGAACCCCAACATCAGAATCATGATTGTGTCCAAGACACAGGCTATGGCACAGAAGTTCCTGCTCTCCATCAAGAACAGATTAACGCATCCTAAGTATCAGGATTTACAACTAACCTTTGGTCCCCCTGGGGGATTTGAAAAGAACTCTGATTCATGGAAGCAGGACCTGATTTACCTATCCTCCGAAGCCAGAGACTCTGGTGAGAAGGACCCCACCGTACAGGCTATCGGTATCCGAGGGCATATCTACGGTGCCCGTGCAGATTTGATTATCATGGATGACTGCGTTGACCACACCAACGCCCATGAGTTTGAAAAGCAGATTGACTGGATTCAGTCGGAAGTCATGTCTCGTATTGACAATGACGGGGGAAGACTTTTAGTTATAGGTACCCGTCTAAGACCCAGAGATTTGTACTCTGAACTGCGCGACCCCATGCGCTATCCAGACGAGACTTCCCCTTGGACTTACTTCGCGCAACCCGCCGTCTTGGAGTTTGACGAGGACCCCGCCAACTGGGTGACGCTCTGGGCAAAGACCAACATGCCACCCGTCTCAGGCAAAGGTCAGCCAGATGAGGATGGGCTATACACCAAGTGGGATGGACCCGCACTTCACAAGAAGCGCTCTCGCATCTCACCCAACCTCTGGGCTATGGTCTATCAGCAACAGCAGGTACAAGAGGATTCAGCCTTCCCATCGGAGGCTATTAAGGGCGTTATCAATGGCGCTCGAAATGTCGGACTCCTACCCCGCGGTAAAGCAGGTAGTCGAATCAACGGCATGGATGGACTTATCGTTATCGCAGGGCTTGACCCTGCAGGCTCAGGTTACACAGCAGCCGTATGTCTTGCTTTGGATGTATCAACCCAAAAGAGATACCTACTGGATGTCTCGAACAAACCTGGCATGAAGCCAGATGAACTACGCGGACTCATCAAAGGCTGGACTGACAAATACCGAGTTTCTGAGTGGCGCGTGGAGAAAAACGCATTTCAGACGATGCTGACTCAGGACCGTGAGGTACGGGAATACCTGTCGTCACGGGGTGCGATTTTACGCGAACATCATACGGGTCAAAACAAATGGGACTCTAACTTCGGAGTCGCATCCCTGACGACCTTGTTCCATGGGTATGAAGACGATGAAGCACTCATCGAGTTCCCATCCACCCACGCATCAGAAGGTGTTAAGTCTCTTATCGAGCAGTTGGTGACTTGGTATCCAGATGCACCTAAGTCACAGAAGACAGATACCGTCATGGCGTTCTGGTTCGCAGAACTCGGTTGCCGTGACAGGCTCAACAGTGCTCGCTCTTTTGCTCGGACTCATAATCGTATGAGTATGTTCCATACCAAGTACGACCAGTCCAGACAGATAACAGTCAACCTATATGAACAAAACTACGCATAGAACAGGAGGTGGGTGTGGCGCTTACTTTCGATGAGATTACAGACAACTACGACAGAGTAAAGCAGGATAATGCCGAACGCGATTCGCGTATGGAAGAAGTCCTCCTTGTCCGTCAAGGTCGCATGAGAGATGTTTACCCAGATTTGTTCCCAGATGGTCCATTCCAAGACCCTATCGTTGCGAACATGGTGGATATCTCCGCACGCGACTTGTCTGAAGTCATCGCGCCCCTACCTGCATTTAACTGCAACTCGCCAACGATGGTTTCTGAGAAGGAACGCAAGAAGGCAGATAAGCGCGAAGAAATCATCAACGGCTATGTGGACTTCTCTGATTTGTCCACACAGATGTTTACCGCTGCTGACCGTTATGTGACTTATGGATTCGTACCAGCACAGGTTGAAGTGGACATGGACAGCAACATGCCACGCATCCGCTTCCTTGATTCCTACGGTTCCTATCCAGTCATTGACAGATTCAATCGAGTCACTGCTTTCTATCAGAGGATTAACAAGTCGGTACAAGAGTTGATGGCTGCATACCCAGAGTATGCCCACATCATCTATGACAAGGATTCATCCTCAGCGATGCTGGAGATTGTCCGCTACCACGACAAAGACCAAGATGTTCTATTCATCCCATCGCGTAGTAACCTCGTTATTGACCGAGCCAAGAACCCACTGGGCGAGTGCATGGTGCGTGTTGTACAACGACCATCACTTGACTCCAAGGCTCGTGGTCAGTTTGATGATGTCTTGGCTATTCAAGTTGCCAAGGCACGCTATGCACTGCTTTCGCTTGAGGCTGCCACCAAAGCAGTCCAAGCACCTATCGTTGTTCCACGAGATGTAAGCGAGTTAGCCCTTGGACCAGATGCGATTATCCCAACTGAGAACCCTGCTGCGGTGCGTAGAGTTGCAATCGAGATACCGCCAGGCGCTTTTGCTCAGCAACAAGTTCTTGAGGGCGAACTCCGTTTAGGAAGTCGTTATCCAGAATCACGCACAGGAAACATTGATGCCTCCATCGTCACTGGTCGTGGCGTGCAGGCTCTTATGGGTGGCTTTGATACACAAATCAAGACAGCCCACGCCATGTTTGCTCGTGCTTTCGTTGAACTATTAAGCC